GACACGTTGCGTGTGCGTGACGGTGAAACTAGCCATGGTCCAAACCTCCTCGGTGGGTAGCGTCGATCAGACGAACGCGGCCTTGATGAACTTGGTGTCGTCGATCATCAGGGTGGCGAAGTACCCGCGGAACTTGATGTAACGCGAGAGGGATCCGTCCGCGGCCTCGACGGCGAGGGCGCCCTTGGGTTGTTCGAAGATTTCGAACCCGTCCGGGTGGCCGATTGCGAGCGTGCCGCTAGCAAAGTTGCGGTCGACGACAACCTGCAAACCGAACGCGACGGCGCTTGACTGGCCGGGGTTCATGTTGCCGAATGCGTTCATTGGTCCGATCTGCGGGAACAACGGACGATCCTGTCCATCGACCAACTGGCCCATCGACGCCCAACGGTTCGGGGCAACGAAGAGATGCGTCGGCAACCAACCATTCGACGCCGACAGGATGTCGGAGGCGGCGGTGTACATCCACGTTACCCATTCGACCGGGTCGGCGATGTTGGCCGAGGTGAAGTTGTTCGAGTTGGTGATGCCGGTGATGAGGTTGTCGGCGGCGACGTTGTCGGTTTCGTTGGCGTAGACGCGCGCCATGTCGTCGATGAGAAGGCCGAGAACGGCGGGATCGGTCCAATCCGAGTCCTCTTCGGAGAGGCGAACGTAGCCTCCGTACACGCCCTTTGTGACTTGGTTGTCGGAGACGATGAACTGGCCGGCGTCGAGTGCCGCGTTTTCACCATTGGACGCGCCAATCGTGGTGTGGGTGGTGACTGACGGCCGGCGGAAAACCTTGCCGCCTCCGGGCATCGCCTTCGCGCCGATTGCGTCAACGACGGGGCGCAAACCGCGGAAGTTGTTGTACACCTGTCCGACAATCGGTTCGGGCAGAATGCCGGTCGAGTCGGCCGTGGTCACGTCCGGCGCGGCGGCGCGGATGCGTGCGTTGAACTCGGTGAACTCCGAGCCTCCGGCGATGAACTTCGCCACGTACTCGGCGGCCGATGGGAGTTTGAATTCCTGTCGGGCCTGTGCGTAGACAATGGGATTGGTGGGGATGATTGCCGGCGCCTCGTTGGCCTCGGCCTTGATGTTTTCTGACACTTGGTCCTCCTCGGGGGTGTCTTGGGGTTGGGTTTCGTCGTCCTCATTGGCCGAGGCGGCGATTTCGGTGATGACTGCATCCGCGAACGCGGGAACGGCCACCAATGACAATTCGACGAGGTCGGCCGCGGCGACAACCATGGTTCCGGCCTTGTCGAATTTGAACTTTCGGGGGATGGCCCCGACGGACACGGAATCGTACGCGCCGGCTTTGACCAACTCGACGGCGTCGGCCGATTTGGCGGTACGTGCGAACGTGGCCTCAAAGTAGAGGCCGTCCTCTTCGTCGCGGAGTTCGTTGACTACGCCGCGAAGTTGCGTGAGATCGTGGTTCTCGACGAGTTTGGCGGCCTTTTGCGTGGTGTCGAATGCGCCTCGGAGGAACTTGACGGACTGGCCGCCGGAAACGGTGGCCTCTTTGTTCCATGGGACGGCGACGCCGGCGATGCGTGCCGGGGCGTTTTCATCTCCGGCCTCGGCGATGATGAGTTCCGGGTCGGCGGTAAAACGGAGGATCATTTCTACTCCAAATTCATTTCGTCGGATGGGAGTTCGGGGGATGGTTCGTTGACAATCGACGGCCGTTCGGAATCCATGAGGAAATCCTCAACGTATTCCTCGACGTCGAATTGGACGTGGCGGCCGCGCGGGAGAATGTCGTCCATGGAGAGGCGCTCTTCGATGGCGTGGAGTAGGGGACGAGCGCCGAACAAAATGAGATCTTGACGCGCTTGTTGCGCGTTCATGTATGTCATTCCGGATTGGTCGATTCCGAGTAGGTATCCGGGAATGTCGCATAGGCGCGCGAGTTCGAGCGCTTGATGTTGGCGCGATTCGACGAGTTGCAACTTCGACGGGTCGGATGAGAATTCGCGCCACTCGACGAACTCGTTGAGTGCGCCCACGGCGCCTCCGGGGGAACGGCGCGCGGATGCCCAAGCCGCGGCCAATTCCCCCAACTCCTCGCTCGACATCGGTTCGCCGCCCTTTTGCTGTAGGTAGCCGGCCGCGATCTCGTTGGATGCGAACCGGGCGGCCGACTCGTCGAGCCGGAGTGCGATTTTGACGGCGCGTGCGCCTTGGTAGACGAGGCCTTGGTTGCCGGTGTGGAATTGGACGACGTCAGAGGTGACGAGTTTTTGGCCAAGGAAATAGATCTCGTTGGATGGGCCGAACCATTCCGGTCCGGTTTGGTCCTCGGTGACAACCATGTTGGCCGGCAACCATTGAAACGACGCCGGGTAGCCGGTCGAGTAGCGCGACGTGACGGCGGCGAACCCGCGGCCGTACATGATGCAATCCTTGGCAAGTTTCGAGAAAAAGAAATTGCGGGTGACACGCGGATCGGGCCGCGACATCCACGATTCTCCCTCGACCCAAATTTTTTCGTATTCCTCGCCGTTCCATTGAAGAACGTAGGATTTTAGGTCGAGCGTCCCCACCACCGTCGACAACAACGAAACCGCGCGCGCGATGGTGGGGATGGATAGGGCGGCCTCCTCTACGGCCCCTACGGTGTAGGTGATGAACTGCCCTATCTGGCTCGAACCTGCCGCGCCGGCCTCAATCGTGGGGGACGACGCATAGGCGGCGGTGTCGATCTTGCGGCGGAATCTAGCCATTGACTCCCATCATGACCAAATTGGGTGGCCGCCACAAGCCTTCGGGAAAAAGATAGAAACCGATCACCTACCGAACGCGATGGTTGGTTTGGCTCGTTGGGTTGGGCGTGCGGCGAGCGCGGCGGCGAAGATCATGCATCGGGCCAACGTGATCGGGCCAGGGGATCGGGTCGAGGAGAGGGTGTAGCCGGCTTGGGTTTTGACGCCGACGGCCCGGTTGACGTGTTCGGCCAACATTTGTTCGCCGGTCTGAACCAACTTACCCTCATAGATGAATTGCCGGATCATGCCGGTATAGGTGACGAGTTCGTGGTAGCCGACCGTCGTTTTCTTTCTTTCGAGGGCCGGCGGGGCGAGCGCGTCGAGGCCGGGGGTGAGTGCGATGATGGCCGCCGTTTTGGCCGCCTCGTTGACGGCGTCCCACATTTCGCCGATGTTGTCAACAACGAATTCGACGGTTACGCCGATCTTCCCGTTGTCCATTGGGGCGGCCCGGACGCCGCAATAGTAAGACTCGTCGAGGGACGTGTCGACGGCGACGACGCCGCCGGCGGGGACGACGGGGACAATGAGTTCCTCGAATGTTCCGGGGGTCAGCCATGACTGAGCCGACGAGATCCATAGGTTGAGGGAGGCGCGCATGAATGCGGCCTTGTCGGCCGTTTTAGCCTCGTCCTCTAGGACAGCCGCGTCAAGCGTGTAGCCGATGGCGGGGTTAGCAAGATGCCAGTATTGGGGGTCGAATTCGTTGACCCCCGGCGGGACGGACCATTCGGCGAAATGGAGTTTTGTGAACTCGTTTTTGTCGATGGCTCGGATGGCCTCTTCCCGTAGTTTGAGCATGGCCGCCGAGTCCTCGGTCCCGGCCGTCGACCACGCCGAAAACAACGGGGATTTTTTGGCGCGTTGCGATGGGAGGGCGCCGTTGAAAACGACGCTTGGGGAGATCCCCCAAATTTCGTCCGCGATGATGTAATGGGGCGAGAACCCGTGGAACGCTCGGTCCGTGGCGGCCTGAACCAACCATCGGGTTTGGCCGTCGGCCATGACTAACTCGTTGCGGCCGTAGGACCAATACGCCTTCGCGCCGAACCGGGCCTCCATGATCGGGGCCAATTGTTCGAAGATCTCGACGGCAAGGTCGAGTTGGTGCGCCGTGGAGATTGTAAGAACCGGCTCGCCGCGGCGGATCGGCTCGCGTGTCAACGTCCAACCGATGAGCGCTTTGAGCGCCGTGGTTTTGCCATTCTGCCGGGCGACGGAAACCAATGATCGGCGGCGGATCAGGTCTCCGGTGGCGGCCTCGTATTCGAGCATCCCACTTAGGGCCTCGACCTGCCACGGCATGAGGGTTACGCCTAGATGTTCGGCCGCCCACGCCGCTACCTCAACCGCGTAGGACGGACCATCCCGACCCACGGTTACGAGCCTCGGCGGCGTCGGACACGATCCGGCAAGATCGGCCGGCATCGCGCTAGATGAGCCGGCATCGGCCTTCGTCGAACTCTCTTGGGATACACGGACGGA